GTTGACACATGCTCTATTAGCATATGTCAGCTTAAACGGAGAAGACAGTTGGGTCAAACTTTTTAAATGGAAGTTTGCTGTCTTCTTTTCCAGTTATCGATCTCAAGAGATCGCTCCCTTTCCTCAGGTCAAAGATCTAAACGGGACAAATCGGGATCCTATCTTACCGACTAGTAAGTTTGACAGTAAGTCAAAGCGAAACAGCGGTGGGAAGATTCATCGATTTTTTACCCGTCCTGATATTATCATGGGAGGAATTATGCACTGTCACCTACAAGCCTTAAGGGACCGTAACGAGCCGGTTTTCTGGGAATTCGTGAACTCGTCGCAGCAATATAAAAAATGCATGCCGACTGTTCCCGAATCCATGATTATCAACTCAGTTAACTCTACGGTTCAAGAGCTAACGGGTCCGTCCACCAGTTCAGATGAGGGAATTGTTCAAATAGAACCTTTCCCCTTCTGGCAAGATTGTGGCTTTGGGCCCTCTGAAGAAGAAACTATTCTAGCTTCAAAGGCTGTGATTGTGCGGGAAATCCGACGAAGTGTGCGTGAGCTGTTTACAGGTCACATGATCACACCGCCAGAAATCTTCGATCCCTTCGTTGCTTCCGGATCTGCAAATTATTGCAATTCCAGAGCAGAAGGAGGATCGATTGGCGTACTCTACGAAAAGGGTATCTATGGGTCAAGCCCTAATGGCTTGGTGGAACACGGAGCTACTGAAGCTTTGTATTCACATCCCGTATCTAAACTATATGGAGTCGGAGGTCGCACCAATCAAGACACACTCAATGAGTATGACCGATTTTTTGGGACACAAGAACCAGGGCTAATTGCTCTGATCGATGACGCACCGTTGGTGGACCGATGGACAAGCCAATACCTAGACCTGTTTGAGCAGTCAGAGACAGAGGAACCACGAGTTGAGGCCATAGGCCTCTGCGAACCTTTGAAAGTTCGCGTTATCTCGAAAGGTCCCCCCATTCTGTATACTGTTCTGAAACCATTTCAAAAATGGTTGTGGAAGGTTCTCAAAAGAAACAAGGTGTTTCAACTCATCGCTGGTTATGTAACCGAAGATATCATAAATGATACGTTCGGAACCTTAGATGAGGATGAGATAATGCTTTCCGGAGATTACGTGTCGTCGACTAATAAAATTAAGTCGTGGGCATCGGAAGTCGCTGTTGATGAGCTCTTCGACCTTATGGAAGAAGAAATGCCTGAAGAGTATCTCGACCTCTTACCTAGAAATTTTCTGGTAAGATTGAAGAGACTCTTTCTTAAGGCACTCACCGAACATTTGTTTGAACATGAGGGAGAAATACTCCCCCAAACAAATGGACAGCTGATGGGTTCGATTATATCGTTCCCTTTCCTTTGCATCGCTAATGCAGCGATGTGCCGACACTCTCTGGAGACATCGTACCATAAAGGTTTCCGTCTTGTAAACAAACCCGGATCGGAGAAAGGCGCAATAGCACCGCTCTTGATCAACGGGGATGACTGTGTCCTTAAGGGACACAGGAAAAGACTAAGATCTGTATGGGAACCAATCACAAAAACAGGTGGTTTGGAAACTACATTGGGTAAAACCTACTTTTCTAATAAATTTCTCACCATAAACTCAACCATTTTTACATGGAAAGAGTCTCAACAACGTTGGGTGGAGAGGAATTACATTAACCTTGGACTGATGATGGGGCGTCGAAGAGACGCCAAGGTA